TCGAACTGCACAATAAGATGATAAAGTCTCTAAAACACGAGGCTCAAATCGCTGAGAACAAGATGCACGCTTTTATTAGCGCGTTTATTGACGAGGAGTGTCCCTTTGAGCCCGATAACCCGATTTACGACGACTACAACAATTGGCTCCGAGAAGGAAAGACGAAGTGCGAGAAAAAGTGGGAGAATTTGCAGAATCTACTCTGCGAAGAATCGTTCTGGAGCTCAGGGGCCGAGAGGGGCGCAGAAGATCAGTCTCTCTTTGATCCGATGGATGAGTAGTTTTTTCGTAGTATAGTGTAATGGAGCCCGGTCTTAACGTCAAGCGTCTCTTTGGGATAAACAAGGGCCGCAACTGGCCAGTCATGAGTCGAGGGAATGCAATTAGTCGCGTCCAAAAAATATTGAAAAATAATCACGTCACAGGAATTCCGACCCATTGGCCCAAAATTTATTACGGTCAATCACGGGAACACCTTGCGACCAACCGCACGTACCGCAACACAAATGTCGGGACCCTCCCTGACGGTGCGTACCTGTATCTCATAGAGTACAACCCCGAGACAAATAGGTATCATAAAAGTTTTGTGCGCGTGTTAAATAAACTCGAGTCTGGCTCAAGACATTTTCAATTACCAATTTTAGATCAAAATAGGATCATAGTGGCGGCCGGTGAGTTATCAAAGTCTGGATCACGGGTCACTTTTAACCTTGAAAGCGGGACCTACACCAAGAACCTCATGATAAAGACCAAAAATTATATGAATAAACAAAATTATATTAGGCTCGTGAAAAATGCTTTGCGCAATTCCAGCCCCAATTACACGAATGATATCCTGCTCCCCCAGATCCCCGGAAATGTCAAGAACCTTTTGACCCGAGGAAATGTCAGTTTTTATTTCGGGGAGCCGAGTAACAAAACCAAGGCTCGAGTCCTTGCCAATCTCAAAAAGGCTGGTCTTACAACAAATAGTGCCGAAAATTTGATTCGTCAGCTCATGAAAAATTCAGGTCATGTCAGAGGTACGCCAAGTTCTCCCACCAAAAGACAAAGAAACAATGAAGGCCCCAATCAAGCCCCGTTACGAAGAAGTGGACGCTCAGCTGTTCGGCATAGATGATGGCCTTTACGAGGCTGTGAGATTTGGAGGAATTTTGAACATGAATTGGTGGCTCGAGTTTGATCGACCCTCGTTCGATAACTTGAAGTTGGTGAATGACAACGTGAGACAAGCCTTCGAACCCATCCTCAGAGCGTACCAGAATTCCCAAGAAGTTGTGGATATAGTCAATCGGGCCGTAGTTTTACTTCAGACGTGCGCATGGGTCGCTGTGAATGTCACCTTCCCTGAAGACTTGTGGCTGTTCTGTCAAGCTGTCGGGACAAACCTCGAGCACGTGTATGATCAGCAAATCTACGAGAATCTCAGAGACGCAATGATCAAGGCCAATCACAACACCGAGGTCATTCAGCGCACGTGGCGCCGATGCAACTCTGACCCATCACATCCAATGTGTCGACGGAGACTTGAGAGTGAGTTTAATGAGCTTAGAGTTTAGAAGCTTGTAATAGTAAAATGTATTGGGAAATTTTCAATACTCTTGTCCTTTTGTTCTCGCCCATCGTCCCTGTGAATCCAAAGCTCAAGCGTCCGAACCCTTCGAAGAACTTTTGGACGTTCGAGTGCGACTCATTCACTACTGCATGGTCTACCATTCAGAAGTCAAGGAGCCTGTTACTTAGAGGCAAGTAACGTATAGACTATAGATGTATTTTTTGGTTCTTGCCCTTACGTTATGGAATGTTTTTTTGGCTCACCGTTTATATAAACTTTTTAGATACCCTGATTCTACAGAGTATTTAGCTCCAGAGGAGCCGGAAGAGGAGACCAAGGAGGACTAAGTATCAATACTGTCCTCATTTCTGCTCTGAAAGTAGTGGCGAAGGTCATCGCGCAGTTTATTATTTGAAGGGTGCAATACCCACAAACCCTGAGTATCCTTATGGAGCTCCCGAGTAGGATCGAACTTGTTCTTAGTCAGGATTTCCCAGCGACCGCGGTACTGGCGGTCACGCTTCTTCCCGTGCCAATAATGCACGAGAGTTCCCTTTACAAAGCCCATGTGCATATGGGCCGTCCGTAGGGCCCGCGTCTCCCACTCCTTGAGAAGCTTGATGTAGTTGGGATGAACATTTTTGGGGACAGAGTGGCTGGCCTTGCCGACAATTGCACATGCCATATGGTGATCACCGGCTCCCGCAATTGCAAAGTCCAGAAGACCGCCGAAACCATTCAGAGCATCACGGGTGGCGGCCCACGCGTATCCCGAGTGCCAGTACTCTCCGGTGGCCCCTCCGTACTGTCCGAAATAGTAGCCCTCTTGGATGGTCTCTGTACCATCCTTCCACTCTTGCTTTGAGCCCTTGAAGGGCTTTCCCTTGGTGTAGCACGAGCCGAAAGACTCCCAGCGTTGCAGGAACTCGTGATTTGGCCCAAGGTCGATGGCGTGTTCGAACAGCTGGACGACCGGGGCGTGTTGGAGCTCATGGAGAGTATCCTCGACCCAATCAGGGTTTACGAAATCCACGTCACCATCGATCCAGGCTGCGTACTTCCAGTTGGAGGGAAGACGTGCCAGCGCGATATTTACGAGATTTTCCTTCATCCACAGAACGGATTCTGTGCTGAGGCGGATGTGAAGAGGGTTGCTTGGGTCCGTCACCTCGTATGGGCGGCATCCCTGAACACACTCAACAACCACATGATTTACTTTATAATTTTGCATACGAGCCATAAACTCCTTGAAAAGCTTCGTGCGTTGCTTGTAACGCTCCGGATTAGTCAGCACTGAAATAACATAAAAGTTTTCACGATCCATTTAGTAATATTAACCAACTTTTTTTTAAGTAACTTAGAGGCTTGTGACTTGTATTAATTAATGTATGCCCGAAATCTAACGCAGAGAATGTATCTTGACTTGTTGCTCTCAGATGCTCCCGTAGTGATAGCATCTGGGTCGGCCGGAACTGGCAAGACGCTTTTGGCCTGTCACGCCGGTTCAAAGGCTTTGGTGGAGGGTCGGGTCGAGCGTCTGGTTCTGACGCGTCCAGCCGTGAGTGTGGATGAGCAACACGGTTTCCTCCCCGGTTCTCTCGAAAAGAAGATGGAGCCGTGGACCCGCCCAATGTTTGATGCAATTTACAGACACATTCCCCCCAAAAAGGTCACACAGCTTGTTCAGGATCGTAAAATTGAGGTGTGCCCCCTTGCCTATATGCGGGGTCGCACCTTTGATTACTCGTGGATCATCGGAGACGAGATGCAAAACTCGACACCATCTCAGATGAAGATGCTCCTGACCCGTATCGGTTCAAACTCCAAGATTGTCATAACGGGAGATCCGACTCAGCACGACCGTGGGTTTGAAAATAATGGACTCTCAGACCTCATTGAACGCATGTACAATGACTCGAATGATATTTTTCATGTAAAATTCAGTGACGACGATGTTGTGCGGAGTGAAGTTATCAAGGAGATTCTTAAGATTTATCAGTAAAAAACTCGAGTTTCGCACCGCTCGGGTCCGAGGCTTCTACCCAGCGAGGCATCCACCGGTACGGTCTCAAGTGATCATTGTCCCCAAAAAACTTGTTAAAAATAATTTTATAATTATCCTCGCCAAAGTTCCGGAGTGCCTCGGCCCACGCGTACCCTACCGCATCACTCATCCCATTCTTCTGTCTCCACGCAATCTCGGCCGGTAGGATCTTCGAAAAAGTATCCCGAAGGATGTACTTTTCGCATTTATTCTTGGGAACTTTGAGGTCGGTCACGAAACCTACCATTGTATACTCGATAACATCTCGATCAAAGAAAGGAACCCGAAGTTCAATACCGTGTGCAGATGTCGTACGATCGGCCCGTAGGACATCAAACATATGAACATCCCGAACAAGTCTATTTGTCTCGAAGCGAAACTCGTCGACAGATGGCGCAGCGTGAAAATAGAGGTACCCTCCAAAAAGCTCATCCGAACCTTCCCCGCTCAGAATAACCCTGATATCTGTATTCTCCTTTACGTACTTGCTCAAAAGATACATGGGAATGGAGGCCCGAATAGTAGTCGTATCATAGGTCTCAAGATGCCAGATGACATTTGAGATCTCGGCCAGTCCCTCCTCTATCGTAAAGGTGACCTCGGTGTGCGCAGACTCGAGAAACTCGGCCATCTTGCGTGCAGCCAAGAGATCGGGTGATCCCTCAAGGCCAATTGAAAAGGTTTGAATATTCCCGAGAATCTTCTTCCCGAGTGATGCGATGATGGAGGAGTCGAGCCCGCCACTCAAGAAGAAACCCACAGGTTTCTCGGACGAGTGGATTCTCTTCTCGACCGCATTATACATATAATATTCTATGCTCTCCGTAATTGATTCGACATTTGCATGATCCATCGGGGAATCCCAGTAACATGGGTACCAGCAAATAAATCTATCGAATTTTGAAACAAAAATATGTCCTGGCGGGAATATTTCAATTTTAGATCCAAAATGAAGGAGACCCTTGGCCTCTGAGGCAAAGGCGATACCCTGAGAATGTCGACAGTAAAACAAGGGTCGAACTCCTACACAGTCTCTCGCGGCCCAAATATTATCACCATCTGTATATACAAACGCAAAATCTCCAGAAAACATGTGACACGCTACAGACATACCCCACTGCTCTATAGTCGGAAGGATCACCTTGCAGTCAGACTCGCCTTTACGCCCTCCGAGCTCGATGTGATTATAGATTTCTGCGTTTGCAATAAGAGTCTTGCCGTTGTGCTCAAAGGGCTGCATCCCATCGGTATTCAGGCCGTTAATTGCCAGACGATGAAAAACGAGTGTTGTGTTTTTAACCTTTACCGTTACGGAAGCATCGGGACCGCGGTGTTCAAGAACTCCTGCCGGAGGAGCCTCTCCACCGGTCGTTGCAAATATTCCACACATTTTTATAACTAAAAATAAAGTCTTTAGTTAAAAGTTAAATATATTTTTAGATTAATGTACACTCTCGAAGAGCATTTAACGAATTTATCAACTTTTAATGTTCCTAAAGAAATGAAATATTTACCTGAATTTATGGCTCCGACCCTCAAATACTTTGAAAAGCTCAAGAGGCAGGGCGTCGAACCCAAAGTTATATATGACGTGGGAAGTTGCGTCCTTCACTGGACGAATGTTGCTAAACGAGTATGGCCCGACGCGACATATATCCTTTTTGACGCGTTTGAACCCGCAGAATTCTTATACAAAGATTATGACTATCACATAGGAGTATTGAGTGACAAGGAAAAAGTGGTCGATTGGTGGCAGAACGACATGTGGCCCGGGGGCAATTCGTATTACAGAGAGGTTGGGAGGACCGATGTTTTTCACGACAACATGAGTTCCAAGAAAATGACTCGCACGTTGGACAGTGTAGTCAAGGAGCGAGGATTCCCTCCGCCAGATCTGTTGAAAATAGATGTTCAGGGTTCAGAAATTGATGTTCTTATGGGCGCTACTGAAACTCTAAAAAGTGTCCAGCATCTTTTGATCGAGCTCCAACACACCGAGTACAATAAAGGCGCGCCTCAGGTTCAGCAGTCTCTTCCTTTTATAGAGTCGCTAGGGTTCAAATGTGTGACCCCGATGTTTGCATATAACGGACCCGATGCAGATTACCACTTTTCACGAAGATGATATATTAGAGTATATTAATTTATCGTATAAATTGTTTCTATGCAAAATCAAATCCTTTGCTTCTTTACGCACAGCTTCAACTTCTTCTAT